GAAGCAAACATTGGTCTTTGTAAAACTGCATTCATCATGAGAATAATCCTCCACCTAAGTTGCTAAGAGCATTATATTGACCTAACGCACCAAGACCTGCAATTCCGTAACCTGCAATTTGTTGTAATGGTGAAGGTGTTGGAGCTGTTACTCCTGTTTGACTTTGAATAACTTGAGAGCTACTTGGAGCTCCTTGATATATGTCTGATAAGAAACCAACTCTTTGATATGGTTCATACATTTGAGATAATAAGTTTTGTCTATTTACATCTAACTGTGTTTGAGCTTGTTGCTGTCCTAAAGAACCTAATCCTAATAATGTGTTGATATCTTGAGTTCCTAATTGTTGTCCTAAAGCTCCTAACTGTGCCTGTTGACCTGCAAAATTTCCATACTGTGGAGCAATAGATGCTAATCCTGATGCACCTGCTAATTGTCTATTTTGTGCGTTTAAAAATGCTTGAGCTTGAGCTTGAGCTAAAGCAGAGGCACGATTTCTTTCCAGTTCAGCTCTTTGAACCCCCTCTCTATCTCCCCCAAAAGCCCCTGATCTAAGAGCCTGAGCAGAAGCTCCTTGACCTGCAATATCAAAAGCACGATTAATTTCATCTCTAACAGAATCCTGAAAAGGATTCATAAACTGATTAATATTTTCTGATGTTGGAGATACAAATTGTTGGGCTGCTTGACCTAAAGATGATAAACCTGCGGCTTGAGACTGAAGAGCGTTAGCTAAATACTGTTGATAAGCACCAATGCCTGTATCACCTAACTCTATGGCTTGTAATTGTTGAGGAGTTAAAGTAGCTACTTGTTGTTCAGGCAAAGTTATAGGCTGGTCTGCTAAAGCTTTAGCAGTATCCAATAAACCCAGTTTTCTAGCTTCTACTTCAGGTGCTTCTCTTACTATTTGCTCAGTTATACTCATTATGCCATTCCTATGCTTTGTTGGGATAAACTACCACCCTTTTCTAAACTTTTCATCATTTTATACATGTTTTTTGCCCCCTCTTTTCTCGATCCACCACCAGCGTTTCTTACAGCTTGAGCAGTCATGACAAATTCACCATCGCTCAACATAGCAGGTATATCATCAGAAGTCCCTGTTCCAGGACCTACGATTTCTCCAATGCGTTTAGGGTGTTCTTTTGTGTCACCATCAGGGTGTTGTATTTTTTTACCACCATTCTCTGAAAAGCCTGTTATTTCACCACCCTCTGCTACAAGTAATGGGTCTAATCCCTCAGGGCCTGTAATGTCCAACAACTGATATTGAGCATAATTTGGAGTGTATAAGTCCTCTCTCACCGATGTTCCTTCTTCCTCCACTGTTTTAGGACCTAAAAATTGATCAGCCGCAGATGCAGCAGTGAGACCTGTATATAAAGCAGGAGTATATTGATAAGTAAAACTTGATTCTTTTGGAATTCCCAAAGATATTATCTCATCATCAGTTAAAGGGTTTCCTGTTATTTCTGCAATTTTTTTAGTTTTTGTAAATTCAGGATTAATGGCTCTGTCTGCTGGATTAATGGCAGAAACAACTTTATCTATAAAAGTTTTATCGGTAGCTACACCTTCAACTTTAGGTAACTCCACTCCTTTAACCCCACTCATAAACCTTTCACCAATAGTGCCCTGACCTCTATTAGTTCCTAATACTCCAGCAATTCCTGAAGTAGCAGTTTGAAGAGCTAAATTTTTTGCAATCTCAGAGGGTTTTTGTCCTGCTAGTGCTCCTATACCTGCACCTATTGCTGCTTGACCTAATCTACTGCCAATAAAGTTACCAATGCTACCTCCTATTAAATTTCCTATTCCTGGAGCTACAAAAGGTAAAACAAAAGGAGCTATTGGAGCAACAGTTTTAGCTACGCCTGTAACGGTGTCTTTAACATTTTGAAAAAAATCACCGATCAGAGATCCAAGACCAAATTCATAAATCTGTGCGTAGTCCTTTTCTTGCATTAGTCATTATTCCTTCTTGTTAGTTGCACCCATGCCAAGTCTAGGTGCAAATATGGTTACGTCTCTTTGAATATCTTCTTCAGTAGTATCTGTATTAGGATCGGAGACATCAGCAGAGGCTGCTTCTTCGCTTTCATAAGTTGCGCCAGTTTTTTTGTGAGTGAGCACTGTTTCCGTTTTGCAACTGTATATAGGAATTTGTTGTCCATTAATGTCTTTATAACCTACTACTTTTGGTTCTTCTACGATTTTATTCATTTTAACCTCTATTTATATTATTGTTGTTGTTTAATTTCAAGCAGTGATACGGTGACCATCGCCTTGTTAGCAGCGTTTGCTGTTACTTTTAATGCATCTCCTGCCTCAAAAACCTTTACATCCTCTCTTGTTGTTGTGTCTGTTGCGCTTACATCTACCTCATCCACCTCAAAATCAGCAGATCCATTATTATGTGTAATGGTCACAGTAATAGTGTCCGAAGCATGATAATTGTGCACAGATAAACTTTTTACCACAAATGTTGATACAGGCACAGGTGGTGAAGCTGATACATCTGCCTGTGGCACAGTAAAAACTGTAGTTAGATTTGTAGTTGTTAAATTAGATATAAATCTTTTAAATACGTCAGCCATTATCCAAAGAAAAACGCCCTTCTCGTCTGCTCATCAGCGTTGTCTTGCTGATAAGAAAAGTTTAGTTGTAGTATTAATTGTTCTAGTTGTCTGATTAGTTCAGCAAAAGATCTTGGGTCATAATTATCAGGTGGGTCAGGAAATCTTGTTTGTGCAATCTTAGCCATTATCTACCACCATCAGGATAGGCATCTATGGTAAACGTGCCCATTTTAAAATTACCACCCACGACATTACTTTCTATTTTAAAGTTTGCTTGTCTACCTCTACCTCTTAAATCTTTTTTTATGTCAGTGGTCTGCACAGTTGTGGCTGTTTGACTTACAACATTACCATAAGGATAATTTTTAAAACTAAAAGTTACACTGACATTACCTGTCTGATCTCTAAAGTCAGGCACAAATCTCCCTATGCGCATCAACTGCTCTCCGCCCTCATCAATGTTAAAATCTCCAGACTGAATGAACGATTGCATTGCAGTGCCATCATTGTCAGTGCCAAACTCATGTTTATAATATCTTGAAACACCATTTGATAATCCAATAACTGTTGGTGTAGCGTTAGCAACGCTATCCTTAAGATATTCAGTAGCAAAAGGATTTTGAAAAACTCCACGATCAACCCAAGTTGTTCTATTTAATGTGCCCACTGCCCAAGATCCTTCAAGATAATTGTAAATTACACATTTATTTATTTGTGGATTAACTTCATTACTTGGATTAGTGACATAAAACCAAATTATTTCTGCAAACTCAGTGTTAACACCAGCAAAGATTTGATCTGTCTGTGTTAAATCTATATTTTCAAATACGAAATCATCAACCGTGCATGGTAATTTTTTTACAGTACCATCAAATACAAAGAATGCATTTTGACCAATCCAGTAAGATACATCTCTGACTACAACAGCAGCATGTTGCCCTAATAGTCCACAGTTTTTACCTAATTGATTAAGACCAAAAGTAAATGGTGGACCTATAAATTGTAATCCGTGAAGTGAGGTGTCTGTCCATACAAGTATTTGACCACGAGCTTTGTCTGCACCAACGATTGTTGAACCGTCTTGAATACGTAAAGATCCTGCTGTGTTTGTGGCTCGTGGTTCATAAGTATTAATATCCTCTTGTGATGAAAATCTTAATAATAAAGGATCTTGAGAAGAGGCTGTGCCTACTGTTTTTTCTGTACCAAACAAAATAAGGTGTCTATCTGGCGTTGACACCAAAGAAAATTTACTGGCTGTTGGAGCGTTTGTCACTAAACTTGCTTTACCTGCTAAACCATCAGATGTAGGTGACCATTGAAAGGTAGATCCGTTTAAGGCAGTTGCTATCATCAGTTCACCAAAATTATCTATTGACCAATCTCTTCCGTCTAAGATGGTGCTTGAACTATTACTTGGTATATTCCATGCGTTTGCATTAGCTGAGTCTTCAAATAATGTCACAACTGAATCATCTGCATGAGCTGATCTTGTAGAACTATCTACAGCCCTTGTGATGCCTGTCAAATTTGTAGATGTTTTACCTGTATAAGATATAATTTCATCATCTACTATTATTTTACCTGAAGTAGAAAAATCTGTTGTGCTATCTAAAGTTATGGATGTGCCTGATCCTCCTGTTCCTGCAGTGTCATCTAATAAAGCTCCATTAAGAAGATTTGTTACCGCTGTTGAGAATCCACCATAACCATTTGTGCCCCAACCGTATCCGAATGTAGAAAAAGCGGGAGCTGAGTTTATGTCAAACTTAGCAGTAGCAGTTCCTGTTGTGACGCTACCTGTTGATTCGTTTGCATCTTGTTGAATAACAAACGAGTTTGTGCCTGTTACTGATTTAACTTCAAAACTTCTATCAAAATTACTTGCACTAAAACTTGTGCCTGACAAACTTGTGGTACCAGAGAAAGTGACTATATCACCTACAAGAGCACCGTGTCCGTTAACATTTACAGTCACATTGGCTGATCCGTTTGTTGTAGTGAAAATACTAGTTACTGAGCTATTTGTTTGTCTAATAGGAGTAATGTCATACAAAACATCATTAGCAAAGATATAAAGTTTTTTATCTGTGCCTAAAGCCGCTAACCTTGTGCCATCTAATGCTACCCAATGATGAGCGTCTCTTGGGACACCAATAATCGTAGTTTGTGTGTTTTTAGCCCAACCACCAATCTTTTCAGGTAATCCATATCTAAATCTAATATTATCACAATCAGTGTATGTCCCACTTGCGCCAAGACTACTTGTCTGTTTGTTTATTCCTGGTTGAAGTTTTAGTTTTGTTAGTGTCATCAGCTACGCTAAATATTGTTCCTACATGACCTTTAAAGTGCATGTTTCCATGATGCACTAAGGGCGAGGCCACATCTGCCCAAATTTTACCCTGTATATTAGACCATAATCTACTAAAATAATAGTCTTCACTTAAATATCTCTCCTCCTTATCCCAAGGTAATTTTCCAACTCCAAAGAAATCATAACAATTATCTGACTTCCAACGATTTCCGTTCACTATTTGATCAGATTTATATTTTCTATCAGGATAAGCCTCTTGTAGTTTTTTAAAAACATCTCTTTTTATTAGCATCATACCAGTTGCCGCTTCCATAACCTCTGTGTAACCACCTTGCAATTTGATGTTTGATACGTCTTCAAAGTTTAAATTATAACCTAAAGCCTTATAAGAAACTTGCTCTTCTGTAATGTTAGGGTTTTCTTTCACTGCTCTTATAACTTGATCCCAGTGAATACATTTTCTTGGATAAATGCCACAAACAATGTCTTTGTCAGCTCTAATTAATCTATCTATATTAGCAGGTCCAAATCCAACATCAGCATCAATAAATAATAAATGTGAGCCTACATAATCTTTATCATCTAAGAACATAGACACTATCGTGTTTCTAGCTCTTGTAATTAAAGACTCATTACCAATTGTTTGTACTTTCATACCAACACCTTGATCCGAGGTCCATTGTTGTAAAGCTAAAGTCCCATGCATTGTGTTTTCACTAAGCATTCCACCATACATAGGCATACCTAAATACAACCTTATGTCATGGTTTTTTAAATCATCTGTAATCATTTTAGTTTTTTCTTATCCATACCTTTCATTAGTGTTGACAGAGTTGTCATGTTTTGTTTGACCATCTCATTTCTGAAGCTTTCTATGGCTGATCCTGCTTGATTTGTTTGTCTTGAGTTTTCAATCATTAACATGGGCATAAGTGCCATGGCACAGCCATATTCATCAACTTCTTCACCTGTTTGAGGATGTTTACCACGTATCTGTATAAACCAGCCACATTCAAACTTGCGACATGGATTAAAATTATCGAGAGGACAATTATCTTTGACTTTGAGTTTCACGAATCCTTAGAACAAATAATTACATCAACATACTGCACGTCAAGATTAAATGTATCTGAAAAAGTATGTGTGTGCGCATCACCTGCTAAAGTTCCAACGCCATGAGAGTGACTGCCATCGCCACCAGTTGATTGTGTTTCAAACTGATTACCTGGTGATGAGTTACCTGTGTTTCTTGTGCCAGTTGAAGTAGAGGATGTAGTACCAAATTCTTGTATACCACCCTCTGTGTGAGTGTGAGCTGGCATTTCGGAAATAGTAAGTTGGTGTGCAGCCGTAGATCCTGTAATAGTAACACTGGTGCTACTTGTAGTTCCACTAACTGTTTGATTGTTATTAAATGCTGCTGCAAAAGTGTTAGATCCACCTGAACTTGCAGAGCCTGTTACAACTCTTAACGCTTTATTATCGTGAGCTGTAGCTTTAGTCCAACCTGTAGGAGCTGATGATTGTTGAAATAACATCAAAGATCCTGCAGGTATAATGTCGATGCCTGTCAACTCTGCACCACTACCGATATAAGTAGTGCCAGTTGTACCTACTTTGGCACCTAATACGTCAACACACTTATCTGACTGATTATAGATCATAGTGTGTGAACCTTGAGTAACAGCTACCCCATTTGCTGTATGACCAGTGGGAGCCACGGTCAAAGTAAAAGAACCTGTTGTGTTATTAAATATTACGTAATTACTCTCTTTAGCTGGTACTAACACTTTAATGTTGCCAGTCAAAGCTCCTGTAAGTTCAATAACTTTGTTAGAGGATTCTGCTGTCGCTGAGGCATCAGCAGTTGTAAGTGTAACATCAGAAGATCCTGCTACGCTTTTAGATAAATAACCATTTACAAACGCATCAATGACCTCAAGGTTATTGTTTGTTTTATCACCCCAAGTACCTGCGTTTTCGCCTGACGCTTGTAATTCTAATTTTAATCTATCTGAAAATGTTGATGCCATAGCTTAAATTATCACGGTTTTGTAGGCCAGACAACTGCATTTACTTTATCTACAGTATCAAGACCTGCCGTTAAATCCCTTAAATCTTGTCTATATTTTTTCTGTGCGTCTGTCATAGTATTATCAGAGGCACCCCACCAATCTGTTTCTGCTAATAATTTGTTTCTTTTATCTCTTAATTCAACCAAGGCTCTATCAAAAGCACCATCAGCCCATGCTTTTTCTTTAGCATCCCATGCAGTTTCTTCCTCTGCTGTAAAAGGCACTTTAACTCCGTCTATTAAATGATGTCTAGCCATTATCTCACTCCATATATTTTAAATTTACCTGTAACATATGTTCCACTAGACATACCAAATCTGATATTATTTATTGCTGATGTCGTATCTAAACCATATTGATATATTCTATATCCACCCGCATCACCATTTTGCGTATGTCGAGATGCTATACCCCACCCTAATTTTTTATCTGTTGTTGAATTTAAATTAAATAGATGAAGTTCTAAAGTTGCTATACCATTGTTATTAGAATCGTCACCATCAACACTAGTAAAAGTGTTCATACTGCTTTGAGAAACAGAAGGCCCTACTACTCGAAATGTGCTGTCATAAGCATTTTGTGCAAAGAAACTTCCAGTAGATGAGTAACTAGAGCCATTATCAGTTGAAAATTCAAATGTTCCACTTGAACCATCTGTGCTAAAAGTTGCTCCTTCAATCACTACATAATAATGATTATAAGTGCTTGTTATATAAGTTGATGTAAATGTTATTGTTGAAGAACTTGATGCCGTTTGAGTTTGTAGTAATTCGTATGCTCCCGCACCAGTAACTGTTCCGGTAAAAGCAAAATTATTAGCTAAGTTAATTTTTGCTGAAGTGATTGCACTATCTGCAAAAGCTCCTGCGGGTAATGTATTAAGTGCCATGTTATGCTCCTATAACCTTATATCCACCAAACCTAGAATTTGTTGACCCTGCACTAACACTTA